TGCTTTTTTACCATTACATCCATTCATTATATATTCATCTGCGAATCTCTTTTGTTTTTCGTTCATTTCATTTACCACCAACTCTCGCGCTATACACTTTTTAAAATTAAAAAAGGGATTGGCTATAATCAGCCAACCCACATAGATCCTTTATTCCTAATTGCGATAAGGGAAACGCAGTAAGATAGTCAATATCTTACGCTATCATATTAACACCGAAAGTGACGTTATTTTTCCAGACTTTTTCCAAACTTAATGTATTATTCCTAATTCATCTGCTAACCTAACTAGTATATCTTTCCTCATATCATAAGCGGTAGATTTACTTACATTTATTTCTTGTGCCACACCAGTTAGATTTAACGTTCTAGGTTTTTTGAAATAATAAAGTTCCATAAGCTTTCGAGTCTCTACATTGCTATGATTATACACAACTTCTATAGCCGACTTCATTCTAGCCAATTGCGATAATCTTCTATCATTAACAACTCTAATAGCTTTTATTTCAGTTACACTTACATTGCTTTGTACCCTATCTCCACCGATATTAGTATCTTGTTGACTCCACGGGTTTAAAACTTCATCTCTTACACGCGCAATATCTTTATCAAAGTAATTGTAATTGCTTAATTCGCTTTCTAAGTACCTTTGCGTTGATTTTCTCAAACTCATTTGTTCCACCCCCCGTTAATCTTCAAAATGTCTCAATCTACTTCTTAATATCTCTATCTCTCGCTCTTTAACTTTCACATCGCCTTTTAACTGTTCAGCTTGCAACATCACACCAAACAATAAGATGACTAGTAATATAATTGCTATGACTAACCACATCATCTACTCTGACACCTCCGCCCTCATCAAATCAGACTGATCGCTCAACTTTGCGAAGTCACTCGGCGCCTCTACATCATCATTAGCCGTCATCATAATATATACTTGCTCCGTTACATACTTACCTAACTCATACATTGCTAGTAAGAATAATAGTCTTAGTATTTGTTTAATCATCATTGTCATCTCCAGTATCAATTAAACTAGGCATCATTCTTAACATAGCCCTTAATTCATGTTCATTCATATTAGCCATCATAGGACTGTAAAATTCACTGTCTTTATCATTAATTTCTTTAATGAAATCATCTTCAATCTTAGCTTTTTCTTCAGGTGTTTTATTTTTATATTTTTTGATTATTTCAGTGTACTTTTTCGGGAATTTCATTTTAGGAATATTAATCATCGTCTGCCTCCTCAACATTGATCCCAACTATATAACCTTTGTTCAATACAAGTTCTCTGCCATAATCTTTTTCTATCGTTAAATAGTCATCATCATTTCTAAAATTGTCCAAAACAAATACTATTTCGTTAAATAATTCATCTTCATGTAATATCAAACTACTACCGTCATGTAATAAAATTCTCAGCTGATTCATTTCCCACGCTCCTCAATAAGTGTGATTGATTCAATCGTATCTGTTTTAATATACGTTGGCTGTTTGATTATATTACTTACGTAAATAAAACCATTAAAATTTACCGTTCTTTCAACATATTTTTCAAAAGGTTCAGCTGTTTTTACAAAATAAACTCCACCTGAAATAGTTTTAATTTTAACATCCGTCATTTCCCACACTCCCTTATATTTTCAAACAACTGACCCACTTTAATAACTGCATCTCTTTTAACTTGCGCCTCGTACTTCTCTTTTGCTTCTTCTTTACTCTCTGCCTCAACAACTGTAAAGCTTTGATTGCTCTTAGCTCGAGTTATGTGTGTATGCTTACGTCCTGTTGAATCTTTGAATGTTGTAACTAAGTATTGTATCATTTCCCCAAAACCTCCTTGACTCGATCTAAGATGTCTTTACACTCCGCTACTTCCGAAGCCTTTTGCTCCACGTTCTGAAACACTCTCGAATTCCTCCACTTGCTTTAGTTCCGGTGTCCATATAGGCACGATAACCAATTGAGCTAGTTTGTCGCCTTTGTTTATGACATAACTACCATTCATAAATAAAATTTTATCTGATGGATGTGGTGGGGCATACTTTCCGTCTATCCCAGCAACATTTCGACTAAAGTTACCATCATCCCAAATCTCTAACGTTTCAATATCATTCTTGATATTAATCCCTAAATTGCCATGATATCCCGCGTCTATCTTTCCTGTTTCAATCACTAAATACGTTTTACTACTTACACCACTACGGCTAGTTAATAGCCCGACATAGCCCTCTGGTATACTTACAGCTACATCTGTTTTAATCACTGCCTTTTCTTGCGGCTCAAGTACGACGGTTTCGGCTGAGAATATGTCATAACCTGCATCTGTCTTATGATTTCGTTCGGGCATTCTAGCATTTTCTGATAATAGTTTTACTTGTAATGTGTTAGTCATTTTCCTGCTCCACATCTACATAAATTTCATACTCATCACAATCAAATGGCACTTCCATTCTCGCAATATCATGCGCCTCATTTTCTGCTTCGTCTAAACTTTCAGCCTCGATAGTCTCTTCAATCATGCCAGTGTATGTGATTTGAACATTAAATTTTTTCATCTTCCTGCTCCTCCTCATATTTATAGACAACTTGACCCGTCATAATCCCTACTGCTTCATCAAGTTCAATATCTTCTTTGAGTGCATCTTGCATAGCATTAGGTAAACCCTCAAGTATTTCATCAAACGCTTGCGCTTTCTTATACACGTCTTCAACCTCTTTTAGTAATCCCTCTGTGTCATTACCGTTATACGCACTAGCACTAATAACGGACTGTTCGATTTTTTCGCGATTATTCATTTGTGTCATCCTCCATAAAAATTTTATTGTTTAATTCCATTCCGAATTTAACTCTTTCATCATCGTTACCGAATTTGTTTATTAAATCTCTTTCAACGCTCTTGCAATACCTATCCCATGCGCTTGCTTTCTTCTCCAGTTCTTTGTTACAATCTCGTAACTTCGCTATAACCCCAATAAGCTCATATCGTTGCTTCTTGTACTCTTCACGATCTTTTAATGCTTTGTGAAGTTTATCTAATAACTTGTTAGAGTTAGTACAAAGATTTTTATATTGTTCATCTGATAAGGTGAACGTCATCTCATAACCTCCAATAGCATCTCATTTTCAAAAATATTTCCAACAATTTCAATAATATCGTCATTTTCACTTAGTAATTCAGTTACATTGCTACAAGTTATATAAAAGGCTCCTTCTTGAAACTCGATAAAACTTACTTCTCTCGAATAACAATCTTGAACAATATCCCCTTCATAAATCTCCACACCGTGCACATCTTTAAATCCTGTGTATTGTAATAGTTTTACTTCATTGAAACTTTTATAACCTGTTGAAATCAAAATGTACCCACTATTAAAATCGATTTCGTCAATAATACTCATAACTTTTTTATCTTTATCCCAAGCTTTAAATTTCAACATCATTCTACCAATCTCCCATCTTTCCAAATTAATGTCATAGTTAGGCCGTCGTTCAAGATGTAGAATGCTTTGGTAGGGAAAAACGTGTTCTCTAAACGTTCGTTGATACTAATACTTGTGTGTAACGCTGACATACAGGCTCCCTCTTGAAGCTCGTACACTTCAAACAACCTATCAAATACTGTATCTTCTGTGATTTCCTCTTCAACTTCAACTATGAAAGGAGTATCAATTGGAATAAAACTTGATATCGAACACGTATTTGTATTTCGTTGAAAACGAACGAATCCATTACTAAAACTTTTTGCAAGAAAAATTTTTCCTTTTGATAGCTCCGGATTTTCTCGCGCCCATTTAATTAATTCATCTAATCTCATTTCTTTTTTAACTTTGATTTTCATCATTTTCATCTCCTCTAAAATAAAGTTAGTTGCTTCTGTTCCTCGTATTCCAAACCATGTTGCTTTATATATGTTTCAAGCTCTTCCGCTGTATCAAATGTCTTTTTCACGCCTTGCCAACCTGGCACGATATGCCCATGAAAGTAATAAGTGCCGTT